CTAAGATGACATTTGGTGCTGTCCTGGGCTTTCTGTCGGGAATTGCCTGGGGCAGTGCCACCCCCCACCTAGAAAATGTGAGATAATCCGAACATGGCGCTATTCAACCGAGTAAATAAAGCAGCAATCTCACCTGCCCCAGCGAAGGCTGCAGCTGCCGGTGGATACTCGCCTAACTCTGCAGGCGTGAACCTGATCGGCCAGTACTACACCTACATTGAAGGCCCAGCACGCAACAGGGCTATGAGCGTGGCAACCATCTCACGCGCACGCGATCTCATGGCCTCGGTCATTTCTTGTATGCCTCTAAAAATGTATAACGAAATGTGGAACGGTGATGAGATGGAGCAGGTATATATTGCTCCACGCACTTGGCTACGCCAGCCTGACCCGAGCGTTACCTACCCATTTTTGATGGCGTGGACATTTGACGATTTGTTTTTTTATGGCCGTGCTTTTTGGTACATCACAGCACGCACCCAAGATGGATACCCAACAGCCTTTACACGCCTACCGGCAGGCTCAGTGACGACACAAGACCAGGCAGGGCCAGTGTGGTTTGCCCCATCTAAAGAGGTTTACTTTCAAGGCAACATGATTGACCCTAAAGACCTAGTGCAATTCCTTAGCCCCATTCAAGGCATCGTTTACATGTCAGAGCAGACCGTAGCCACAGCAATCAAACTTGAAGCAGCACGCTATCGCAATGCAGAATCGTCAATACCTGCTGGCGTTTTGAAGCAAACAGGTGGTGAACCACTAAGCGCCAGCGAGCTTGCTGATCTGGCTAGCGCTTTCAATGCTGCACGCGCGACCAATCAGACAGCTGCACTAAACGAGTTTTTGAGCTACACCGAGACAACAGCAACACCCGACAAAATGCTTTTGATTGATGCAGCCAACTACCAGGCGCTTGAATGTGCACGCCTTACAAATGTGCCCCCCTATTTGGTAGGCGTAAGCACAGGCTCCTACTCGTACCAATCCTCAGAGCAAGCCAGGGCAGACCTTTACATTTTTGGCGTGAAGGCCTACGCCGATTGCATTGCAGCAACATTGAGCCAAAACAATGTTTTGCCTCGAGGAACTTATGTAAAGTTTGATGCAGACGAGTACCTCGTTGAGAATTACGCAGCCGATAAAATGGACAGCCCCGACATGCCCCAAGAAAACACCCAAGAGGAATTAGCATGATCAGGTTCAACGCCACAGCAATAAGCATCGATGCAGCAGCAGCCGATGGCACCCCACGCCGAACCATTACCGGTATTGCAGCGCCCTACAATGTTGTGGCCACAGTCAATGATGGCACCGAGGTTATGTTCGCCCCTGGCTCACTACCTGTAGATGGCAAAAACCCAAAGCTGTACATGTACCACGACAGCACCCAAGCCATTGGCATTGTCACGGCACGCGAGGACACCCCAGATGGCATGCTGTTTACAGCAAAAATCAGCACCACAGCGTTAGGTGATGAGGCCCTTGTTTTAGCAGCCGATGGCGTGCTCGACTCAGTGAGCGTTGGAGTAAATCCAACCGAGTTTGAGATTGACCAAAACGGCGTAATGATTGTAACTGCAGCAAACTGGTTAGAGCTCTCATTAGTGCCACAGCCAGCCTTTGCAGGTGCTACCATCACAGATGTAGCAGCGAGTATCCCCACATCAGATGAGGAAATAAGCGATAATACAAAAGAGGAAGCCGACACTCCTGAACCCCTAGAGCCACAGGAGAACCCAGTGTCAGACACCCCAGCCCCAGAAGTAATCGAAGCATCTACAGTTTTTGCTCAGCCAAAGCGCAATTTTGTTATGCCAACCCCAGCCGAATACCTTGCAGCAATGCACGCAGGTGGGGACACATTCCACAATGTGAACGCTGCATACAAGGACGCAGTACGCAACCAGCAGACAGCGCTTCAAGCAGCTGCAGGCGATGTACTTACTACCGATACGCCTGGTCTTTTGCCAGTGCCGGTACTTGGGCCATTGTTCCAAGACCTCAACTTTGTACGCCCAGTGGTATCGGCTTTTGGTGCACGCGCCATGCCAAACACACCAAGCAAGACTTTCATTCGCCCAACGATTACTACGCACACCAGCGCAGCAACACAGACTGAAGGCGCTGCAGCATCAGCCACCACAATGGTGATTGCTTCTAACACTGTTACAAAAACGACAGTGGCTGGCCAAGTCACATTGTCAGTACAAGACATTGACTTCACCGATCCTGCAGCATTGAACCTTGTGCTCAATGACCTTGCAGGCGAGTACCTGATTGCAACAGACAACATCGCAGCCGACAACCTTGTTGCTGGTAAAACAGCATCAGGCTCAACATGGACTGTCACAGCTGACAACCCAACATCACTGATCAACGCTTTGTATGACGCAGCGCGCGAAATCACCGAGGACAGCAACTACTTCCCAACCCACTTGTGCGTAAGCCCAGATGTATGGGAAAAGTTGGGCTCACAGCTTGACGGCTCGAAGCGCCCAATCTTGGGTTACACCACAAACGGTGTTATCGGACAAAACAGCATTGGTCGTGTAGGTGGCCTTGCTTACACCGGTATGGATGTCATGGGTCTCAACCTTGTTGTGGATAACAACTTTGCTGCAGGCACCATGCTTGTTGTGTACGCACCTGGTTACGAAATCTACGAACAACAGCGTGGCCTCATGTCAGTAGAAGTACCAAGCACATTGGGACGCACATTCTCTTACTACGGCTACTTTGCTACTTTCGTGGCTAAGTCAAGCTTCATTCAAAGCATCGTAATCGCCTAACCCGAAAGGCGATAGCCAATCATGGCTACATACTCAGTCATCTTTCATCAGCGTTTAGATAATTACGCTGTTGTACAAACACTTGAGGCAACCGACATTGCCATCGGTGAAAGCATTACCCTTGCTGGTTTAGGCCACGGTCTCAACGGCACACACACTGTTTACGCATTGCCTCAGTATCTGTACACAGGCACAGACTCTGAAGGTGACCTGCTACTCAACCCTGATGTGCCGATACCTAACCAGGTGATGTTTTACGATGCCGATGATGATCTAGAACGCTCTGCAGCAATCCCACCTGGCACCCTGACATATACGCAAACTTGCACTTGGGTAACCAGCGCACAGGTTCAGCTGTGGCTTGGCCTTACCAGCCCTAGCGCCGATGAGACAACCTTTTTGGCACAGTGTGTTTCTGCCGGTAACCAGGTGGCCTATCGGCGTAGGCAAGAGGCAGGGTATTACGATGCGCTTGCAACCAGCCCATCTGGCGATTGCACGCTCGGCACAATAATGCTGGCTGGCGCTTATTTTAGGCAGCGTGGAAGTATCGATCAATTTGCAAGCTTTGACTCAATGGGCCAAGCAATTACCACTAATGCCTTTACACCGATGGTGAAACAGTTGCTGGGTATTGATAGGCCTGCTGTTGCGTAATGGCTTACACAGACCTGTTCAATGAGGCTATAGACGACCTAGCCACCACGCTGGCCACGATTAGTGGCTTGCGAGTTGTGACAGACCCTCGAAACCTCAACAGCAACTGCTGCTTTATTGATGCCCCTACCTTTGAGGCTTTCAACAACAAAATCGTGACAATGCGTTTCCCTGTGCGCGTCATCGGTATAGGCCCAGGCAACCTAGATACCCTCAGGCCATTGCTCGCAATCGCAGCTGCATTACTTGACAAGAATGTTGCAGTGACTGATGGCAGGCCAGGGCTTGCCAGTATTGGTGGGCAAGAGTTCCCTGCCTATGATCTACAAATATCCCTGCAGGCTGCATACCTATAATGCTCACCTGCCCTAGTAAAATCTGACATAATAAAAGCATCACTGGTGGCCGACAACACCTAACACCAAAGGACTGAAAATGGCCACCAGCACTACCACCTATCTCACAAACCCAACAGTGACCCTCAACCCAGCCACAGGTGGCTCCGTTGTTGATCTCACTACGCTTTGCTCATCTGCCACATTGACCGTTGGCTATGACTCGCTCGAGTCCACCAGCTTCGGCGATGCAGGCCATGTCTTTGTAAAAGGCTTGCAGGCCGTAGAGGTCACTCTTACGCTTTACGCTGCATATGGTGCATCATCTGTTGAGGCAACCCTTTTTGCTGCAGTTGGTTCAGGAACTTCAACACTTGTTATCTCGCCTGCTGGCCCGACAGAGTCTGCCAGTAATCCCGAGTATACGATTTCCTCGGCCATGCTTTCCTCGTTTACACCGATTACAGGATCCTATGGAGAGCTCAGTATGATCGAGGCGACCTGGACAGGGGGCACTTTTGCCCGCGACATTACTTCGCCCTAATCTCTAAACAGAAAGCAGACCCGACATGCAATTAACCATGCTCGTAAACATCGGTTCGGGTGACTACACAGTTACCACGAACCTCTACACAATCGTTATGTGGGAGCGCAAATACAAGCGCAAAATTAGCCAGATACAAGATGGTGGCCTCGGTATTGAGGATTTGGCATACATGGCTCACGAGGCAACAAAACAGCAAGGCTCAGTGGTATGCCCACTTATGCTTGACGACTTTATCAAGCAGCTGGTCAATCTTGAGGTGATTGAGCAACCAGACGCAAACCCTACCGAGGTGGCACCTACCGACATTCTCTAGCAACACTGCTAGTCGAGTGTGGCTGGTGGCCACCACAAATAGAGTTTGATGTACCCGACCTGAACACCTGCATTAGTATTATCAATGAGCAGAGGAAAAAGGCCAAATGAGCGTTACAGCAAGCACCGAGATTTATGGCCTGAAGGCAGCGCTGGCTGAACTGCAAAAGATTGACAACAAAACCAAGTTCAAAGCTGTAAACCAGATCAAGGCCAGTGGTGCCGAGATGGTTAGTCGGGTCTCAATGACTTACCCTGCACAACCACCCCTATCAGGTATGGCACCGTCTAAGAAGGGCACAGGTCGCCTCTCGTATGACCCTAAGAAAGTGCGCAAGGGTGTAACCATTCAGGTGGGTGGGCGTAGCCAGCGTGGCTCATCGCCTCTTGTGACCTTGCTACAAAAAGACGCTGCCGGTGCAATCTTTGATATGGCAGGGTTGCGTGGCGACTCTGGCCAATTCTCTGCGTACCTCACCAATGCTTACGGCCCTGCCCAGCGTGGCATGTGGCGTGAGCGTGAATACATCTATGGCCAAGCCACTAAAGACATTTTGCAAGCCATTGAGCAAGTACTCAATCAGGTGAACAGGACACTCGGCTAATGGCTGTTTACATTCCCATCGTTTCGGAGTTCAACTCTAAAGGCATTGACAAAGCCATCAAGGAGTTCAACAGCCTCGAGACCGTAGGCGCTAAAGCCAATTTTGCCCTCAAGAAAGCAGCGCTACCTGCAGCTGCAGCTGTGGCTGGTTTAGCTGTTGCCCTCGGTGACGCAACAAAGGCAGCAATCGAGGACGATGCAGCACAGCAAGAATTAGCGCGTCAGCTCACAGCCACCACAGGTGCTAACGCTGCACAAATCGCCAGTGTTGAAGGCTGGATTAGCGCACAAGGCAAACTGCTAGGCATTACTGATGATGAGCTACGGCCTGCTTTGGCTGGACTGGTGAGGGCTACAGGCTCAGTCAGCCATGCGCAAGAATTGGCTACGGCTGCTATGGACATTGCAGCGCAAAAAGGCGTGCCATTGGCGACAGTCACAAAAACCTTAGAAAAGGCCTACGGTGGCAACCTCAAAGCGTTAGCCAAGTTGGCACCCGAGTACCGACAAATGATCGAGGACGGTGCATCGTTTGAGGATGTCATGTATGCCATTGGCACAGCCACAGGTGGTGCAGCAACGACAGCTGCGAACACTGCCCAGGGGCAATTCAAACGCCTAAGCATCAGCCTGCAAGAAACCAAAGAGTCAATCGGTGCTGCACTCATGCCAGCAATCCAGGCTGTACTGCCGGTGCTTTCTAGCCTGGCTAATTTTGCAGCAGAAAACAGCACAGCCTTTTTGGCAGTGGCTGGTGTCATCGGCACGCTGGCTGGCATCATTCTCGCGTACAACGCCTACCTAAAACTGCAGGCCGCATACACCATTGCAGCGACAGTGGCCACTGCAGCGTTCAACTTTGTGATGGCTATGAACCCAATCGCACTCGTGGTTATTGCTATTGCAGCTCTAATCGCTGGCCTCGTGTTGGCATACAAAAAGTTTGAGGGCTTTAGAAACATTATCGACAGTGTTTTCAGCGTTATTCAAACGGTGGTGTCGGGCAGTATCGGTGTAATCAAAGGCTACTTCGAAACGCTTTACGGCTTTTACAAGGGCATTTTCAACGGCATCGCTACCCTCTGGAATAACACCATCGGCAAATTGTCTTTCAAGGTTCCTAGCTGGGTGCCTGGCCTCGGAGGCAAGGGCTTTGATGTCCCTAACATTCCGATGCTGGCTGAGGGGGGCATCGTCACGAGCGCGACCCTAGCCATGATCGGCGAAAAAGGCCCCGAGGCTGTAATCCCATTAGATCGTATGGGCCAGATGGGTGGTGGTGGCACGACTGTGAACATCAACGTCAACGGTGGCGACCCACAATCGGTAGTCGATGCGCTTCGCACTTACATGTTCCGTAACGGCAGTGTGCCCATCAGGATTAGTGGCTAAATGCAAGCAATCTTTAAGGCTTACTGGTATCCGTCTAGTGGCACATTTTTTGACGGACAGTATCTAGACGACCTACAAACAGCAAGCATCACTAGAGGCCGTGTAAACATACAAGACCCATTTAGGGCTGCAACTACAATTATTGGTGGCCGTAACCCAAGCGATTTACCTGTCATAGCCGTAGGCGACTTTCTTGTTGTTGAGGCGTACACACCTGACTTGTTTACGCAATACACAATGTTTTGGGGGCGTATTGCTGATGTGCAGATTGAGTACGGCATTGTCGAGGCAATGGATACGTGGACAATTCTCGGTGAGGACGCATTAGCGAACGCTGGACGGTTGAACACTAACGGCTCATGGGCTGCAGGCGTGACGACAGCAGAAGCAGCTGAGGACTTTCTTACCGGCACAGGTGTCCCGATTTCTTTTGTTTCATCACCCGGTGGTTCTAGCAAAGTGTCGGCACAAACTTTGACTAATGAGAATCTGCTAGGCGTGTTGAATCAGTTGATGGCTACTGAGCAGGGCAGGTTGAACGGCACACAGAATGATGCAATCGAGTGGCTGGGCCGTGATGATTTGCACGAAGGTTTCCCTCTTGTGCGTTTCACTGATAACCCTGCTGGTATCAGTATCTATCAACAGGTCCGGTATGACACGTTGAACTTTGCGAGCCTTGCCGACAACCTTGCAAACAAAGTAACTGTCACTCCTGAAGGGTTGGCACCACAGACGTTTGGTAGTGGCACTAAATCGTTTGAGTTGAAATCTTATGACCAGACCACTTCGCAGGCACTTGACCTTGCCTCGTATGTGCAGAGCACTTTGACCCAGTCAAATGATGTGCCGTTTTCTATTAGCGCACGAACTTCTTACCAGTCGAATCTTGATTTGTTGGCTGTTGCTGCACAGGGGCCGAGGGTTGGCTATTTTGTTGAGGTTGAGTTGCGTGGCACTATTTATGAGTGTGTGGTGAATGGTTCAACTGTTTCGTCTGACCCTTCTGATACGAGGGTGCAACTCAATTTGTATGCTGCTGATTTGAGTTCTTGGTTTGTTTTGGGTGACGATTTTTTTGGTCGTTTGCAGGACAGTAGTTCTATTCCTCCGTACAACAATAAGTTAGGATACTAAACATGGCTATAAAGACTTTTACGACTGGTGAGGTGCTCACAGCGAGCGACACAAACACCTACCTCAACGACAGTGGTTTAGTGCTCTTAACATCAGGTGTCACTGTTTCATCTGCTGGTGGCACTGCAGCAACCGTCGCTAATGGCACAGTAACTGTTGGCGCAGGAAACACAAGCGTCACGGTTACCAGTTTTAGTTCAACATACAACAACTACAAAATCATCTACACAGGTGGATTAGCAAGTGCTAGTTCAGACTTACGATTGACCCTCGGTGCTTCTGCTGCTAGTTACTACGGCAACCTAATTTATGCCCGACCAAACACTGCAGCGCCTGCTGGGGTTGCAAACAACAATGGTTCTTTTTGGCAATACGGCGCAGGGCTAGGTTCAACAACCAATGTTGTTGTTTCTTTTGACTTGTACCAGCCGTTTCAAGCATTGCGAACAGGTGTTTATACGCAAGTCGTACACATTGACGGTGCTGCTTCTGCTTTAGGCTCGTTTATTGGTTTTCACGATGTCGCCACTTCGTATTCATCTTTTACAATTACGCCTTCAACAGGCACTGTGAGTGGTGGCACTATTCGTGTGTATGGATATCGCCAAGCATGAAACGCCTAGCCCTGATTAGCCTGCTCGCCATCACCCTCACAGCCTGCTCAGACCGTGAACGCGTGAACTGTCCAGAAATTCGCAACAAGGCTTTGGGTGCAGCAACCGTATTGGGACAAGTCGAAAACAACTTAGGAGCAAAATGCAAATGAGACCAAAACACACCAACGAAGAAATCAAAGCACGCATCGTCATGATTGTTGCATGTGGACTGACCCTTTCATTTGTTGGTTCCGTGTTCACAATTTTGTACGGACTGTTATTTGTCTCACAGCCTGTGAAAATGGCCGAATTGGACTCACAGGCAATAAACATCTTGTCCAGCATGCTTTTGACGCTCTCGGGGGGGCTCATAGGCCTATTAGCAGGTAATGGGTTGAAGGACAAACCACAGGATCCACCAGCCCCATGACACGCAAATACCCCTACTACCCAGTAACCGAACCAGGCAAAGGCAAACTGCCAGGCACCGAAAAGTTCATGGATTTATGCAAACGGCGCTACCCATCATTTACCAATCTGGGCACCTGGGTAGTACGCAACATGCGAGGCAAAAAAACCCTAAGCGTGCACTCGCTCGGAGTTGCAGGTGATGTTGGCTATCCGCCCACACGCGCAGGGCGTGCAGACGCTAAAGAGCTGTGGGATTGGCTCATCGAACATTCCGAAGCCATTGGTTTAGTTGAGCTGCATGATTACAAATACGGTGAGTTTGGCCGTGGTTATCGCTGTTCTAGGGGCGAAGGCGTAAAGGGCGTAAAGGTCTATGCCAACGCTGAGGAAAGCGCCGGTACAGGTGGGTGCTGGTTGCACTTCGAGATTGAGATGGACATGGCCAAAGACGCTAAAGCCCTAGAGGCAGCGTGGCGAGCCTTGCCAAAACCAGCCAAGCCGTAGGTATCCACCAATAGCAATTTGTTTTTGCTATGGTAAAAAAACCAACTACCAAAGGGAGCACCGACATGCTTTTTACAGACCTACCACTATTCAGGGACACCGACCCTGAAACCAGCAGGCAGATTAAGCCGTTACGAGTAGGAAGCCACAGAGCAATCCTGCTACGCCAGTATTTTTACGCCACTCTTGGCTTGACCGATGAGGAAGCAGGCGCTCGAGCCGTCCTAGATGGTCACGATATAAAAGGCTATTGGAAGCGCTGCAGCGATTTACGCACACTGGGACTAATCCAAGACACAGGCACGCGTAGAGCGCTCCTAAGTGGCTCTCAGGGCATTGTGTGTGCAATCACCCAGCAAGGCATAGACGCTGTAAAGGCCATGTCATGAGCACCGATGCTGTTTTCTGGTGGTCAAGCCTTTTTGGCTTTGCCTGTGGCGTAGGCATGACCTGTGCCCTACTTGCCTGGTGGAACCACCGGTGAGCCAAAAGCCAAAGGTCTATACCTACATACCGTTAGTATCGGCAAACAGGAAATTACTAGTACAGGTGTTTATAGACCCTGAAACAAATCTGATCGTGCAGGCCCAAGTGGCCACCAGGTATGAAACCTGGGGTGCGTGGGGATTGCCTACCGAGGTTTTTGAGGATTGAAAAAAATAATGGCTATAGCAATACTCTCGACAGCTCTAATGGTGACACCAGTTCACGCGCAAGACGAATGGAACCACCCCATGAGTCGGCAATGGTATGTGAAGCTTGCCCAGTGTGAGACATCCAATAATACGCAGCACAGGACGCGCTCGTATGTTTCTGCTTTTGGCATTTACAGGCAAACGTGGAATAACTGGGCGCACACATCAGACAAGAAAGCCCACCTGCTTACATTTGCCCAGCAGGCTCGCATTGTTGATCGGATTGCCTACAAAGGCCACACCGAGGGTGGTCGCTATCGCCCTCCCGTAGGTCTTTATGGGTGGGGTGCCATAGCCAACAACTGCAACGGCCTAAACGATGACCTATGCAAATCAAACCACCCATCTGTTATAAAA